CGTTCTGGCGTTTTTGTGAGCGGTATGTTTCTGTGATAAATATATCAAGACCGTTTTTTCTGCAAGTCTCCATAAACAGCCTGCACGCCCTCTGTGCCAACGGTGTAAGCTCATTTATATCTCTGCAAGTCATTTGCCATCACCGTTCACACCGTAAACGCCTGTCTGTAAAAGAAATCCAAGAAACGCCCATACTTTATCTTTAATCTTTTCCATACAGATTTCTGCTCCAAGTTTCTCATCATAGTTTTCTTTGCTGACACATGAAGAAGCTTCCACTATCTCAAATCCATTTTTAAGAGTGGCTTTAACTACTGTGGTTTTTTCTCCCATTGTCATTACATCTACTTTACATATAAATTCATCAACCATACGCTGGCTTATGCTGGGTTTATCCGTCTTTAAATTAGGATTTGTTTCTATTGGAAGATATGCTTTTTCAAATACATCAGCAGGAGACCAGCTTTTATATCCGTCCTCATATACAACTGTATATCCTCTTTTGCCCTCTTTTTCACAATACTCTGCGCTTATAACTTTTGTACCAATATATTTTTTCATAATATTATTCCCCTTTCCCTATAAGGTTCCTGAATAATTCGTATAACCCTGTGCTTGACAATCCGCTGAAAAGTCCTGCAAGTAAAATTTCCGCGGTAAAGTCCATATTTACCCATACGTTCATTGCCACGCCTAAAATACCCATTATTAAAGGGATAAAACGGTTAATCTTATCACTGGGTATCATGTTTTTGATTATGTATCCTACGCAAAGACATATACCGACAATGAGCGGTACTGCGTATTTTGTTAAGTATCCTATATCCATGCTTATCACTCCTTATTTTCCAAATCGTCTATTCTGTGGTTTGCAACTGATATTTTTTCCTCATATACGGCGGCTTTCTGTTCCAGCTTGTAGGTTCTTTCTATAAGGTTGTTGTGCTTGTCCACTCTGTCAGAAAGTTCCGCTATCTGATATTTGATAAGCGCTATCGTCTCATCATGCTGCGTTTGTACCTTTTTCGCCTGATATGCGTTGTTTATCATACAGACGGCTATTGCGGACCCTGCGCTTATCAACGCTATTATTATCTCCATATGTTCCTCCCTATAAGAAAGGGCGGTTGTTACACCGCCCGACCTATTAAACTAACATCTTGTAGACTTCATGGATAAGCTCCATAGCTTCTTTCTTTCTGCCCTTGTTCGGGTGGGAAACAGTAACTTTCTTACCGCCCTCAATATAGAACTTGTCCCCTCTTGCGCTTTCGATGACGTATGTACCGCTTTCGTCTTTACCTATGCCCCAAACGTCATAGTTTGTACCTTTGATTTTAGGCTTGCCGTTTCCGTTTTCGATTTCATCTGTAATAACGAATTTACCGTCAATACTTCCTGCTCTATCGGGGAAGTCTGTAGCCTTTAACATACGTCCTTTTTCCGTTTCGGGTGCCAGATAGCAGAAGACAACGCCATCATCGGGGATTGGTGTCTTAATGCCGTTTTCATAGGTAAACATGTGGTGTCCGTCTTTTTCGATAGTTTTCATTTCGATTAATTTTTTCATGTGTATTCCTCCTTAAATTGAATAGATTATAATGTGATTGGTTATTTGTTTCCGTAAGTGATTACTATATTCTGTATACTATGCTTTGGCGTATCTCTTGGATTTTCATTTGTTACTATTATCATTTCATTTTTATCAGCATAAAATTTAATATTCTGTTCGTGAAACTGTCCATTACTTTTTAATCGGTCAGTTTTATAACTGTTTTTACTTAATATGTCTTTTGCCTTTGCAGACAATTCTTCCATAGGCTCCCCTAATATTGCCTTATCATATATCAACATGTGTTCATTAGACTTTATTATGTATCCTGTTGATGTATCAATGTTGATATCGTCAGAACTTCTTAATACTCTAAATGTGAAGCTACTGGCATATTTTCCTGTAGTGTCATTTTGATATTGGTTTTTTATTTTTAGCTTGAGATTATAAACACCTGATACTGGAGTTATAAATTTACATAACGCATAATCATTAGTATTTAACCTACTAAATTCTCGCATTGAATTATCTGTGTAAATTGTTTTTCCAAATCCTGTTGTACTGAAATTATCTCCACTGACACCATTTTGTATTTCTGTTAAAAGCGTATTCAGCTTTGCCATAATACTACCCAAGTTGGCACTACCGCCTGTATCTCCTGTCAAGCCTATGCGTTTAAGCACTTCGTCAACAAGGGTATCTATTGCAGGAACATCTGTATTTTTAAGACCGTCTACATTGGTTTTTACATTATCTACGCTCGCTTTTATCTCCTGTGAAGTTTCCTCCAAGGCTATGAATTTTTCTCCTGCCATTTAATCACTCCTTTTCTGAGGTTAGATAAATTCAAATATGTGTGCTACCGATATTTTTTTAGAAGAATAAACTTCTATTGTGGCTTCGGGTAAGAAAAAACCTAAACATGTGTAACACCTAAGGTCGCTACTTCCTGTACCTGTATTATCAGTTTCGTCCCACTCAATTAATCCACCATGAGCTGTATCTATTGAAAGCTCAGACGAAGTAGTCCTTGTTCCACGCCTATTGCCAATCAATATACCATATGATTTAGTCTTGTATGTTTTAGTAGTTCCATCTGCTGTTACATTAACATAGTTAAATTTTGTTATCCCTCCACCCTTATTCATCAGCTGCTCTACCAAACTCTGTAATTGGTCTGATTTCGTCTGCAACTGCGCCATATTGTTTTTCAGCGTTTCCAATTCTGTCTTCACTGTGTCAGTACCCCCGCCCGAAAAATTTCCGAGGGCGTTGTTCGCCTGCTTAACTCCGCTGTCTATGCCGTCAACCGTACCTTTCACAGTCTCCAACGTGTCCTGTCTCGCTATAAATACTTCTCCTGCCATTACAATACCTCCCTATAATACAAACCGCCGTTTTGTATACCCAGTTTGTACTTCTTACCTGTTACATCATCTACTATTACATTCCTGTCCGCTTCCGCTACTGCGCCTACGTCTGCGGCGGTAAGGGTAACGGAAGTACCGGATTTGTTGTTGACGGTCTGAACCTTGCTATCCCACGCCGTCTGTTTCTTCGGAGACGGGACAACCGCTAGCGCTTTATTAAAATCCGCTTCCGTCCCGGTATATCCTGCGTTGACAGCGCTTTCATAAGCCGATATGCCGTCTTTTCCCGATACGCCCTGTATACCCTGAGGTCCTTGCGGTCCGACTTCTCCCTGTAAACCTTGCGGTCCTTGCAAACCTTGTGGCCCTGTTGCTCCGGGAGGACCTTGTAAACCTGTATCGCCCTTATCACCTTTAGGTCCCTGCGCTCCTGCCGTGCCTTTCTCACCTTTATCGCCACGGGGTATTGTAATAACAAGCGAAGCATTTTCGGGAGTACCCTCATTTACAACGCTTGCCGATGTTCCCGCTGCGCCTGTAATAACCTGTTTGATTGACAATGTTCCTGCCGCACCCTGTACCCCCTGTGCTCCAGCCGGACCTTGTGCACCCTGTGGGCCTTGAAGCTGTCCCAATGCTATCCAGTCTTTTTTTGTTTCAGACCATATATATACATTCTTATCCGCTTCTACCATATAGGCGTAACTATCACCTGTCGGTATTGCGTTTCTTAAGGCTTGAAGTGTCGAATACACATCTTGTATAACAAAACTCTTTCCGTCTGCGCCGTCAGCACCTTTAAGACCTTGCGGTCCCATCGGTCCTTGCACGCCTTGCTGTCCTTGTAATCCTCTCGGTCCTGCTGCACCTGTCGCTCCTGTTGCGCCCTGGGGTCCTTGTGCTCCCGGTTCTCCTTTATCCCCTTTATCGCCTTTTAAGCCCTGTAAACCTGTTGCGCCTGCCGGACCTCTCTCGCCCTGTTCGCCTTGGATGCCTTGAACGCCTCTCGGACCTTGTATACCCTGAGGTCCTTGCGGTCCGACTGCGCCTTGCATACCCTGTACGCCTTGAACTCCTTGCGGTCCTCTGATATTTACCGTTGCAGGGGGGATTGTAGTATCGGACTGCGACCAGTTTAAATCGCCGTTGGAGCTTATGTTGGGCAGCCATGCTTTACCTAAATCGCCTTTATCACCCTTGTCGCCCTTTTCACCTTTGTCGCCCTTGTCGCCTTTTTCTCCCTGTATACCTTGCACGCCCTCAATAACTGTGCGCCTGTTCGGTTCGTCATCGGCAACAACTACATTTTTAAACTGTAATCTGCTTCTCTGAGGATATGCCTTTCCCGTACTGTCCTCCACGATATGACCGCTTGAGCCTGTTGCCTCATAAGCTATACCGTCCGTCGTTACCTCGATAACCTTATCGGGATTAATCCTTATTCCCTTAATGTTACTCGACGGCACTCTTGTATCTATCTGTAGATTATTTAACACATCTACAAGGATATTAAACTGCGGTATGGAAACGTCTATCACCAACTCGTCAAAAGCTCTCTGTGCTTCCGCTACAGGCAGTCCCAGAGGGTTAGGCTTTACTCTTATACCTTTATTGGCATAATCGGCAGGCTCTATCTTTTTGAACAAATCAGCCATTTATCCACCTCCCAAACAATAAAAAAAGAGCTTTATCAGCTCTTGAAAAAATTCTGTATGTAAGTTATAATTGGGGCAAGAAGAGTAACCGTGCAAAGCGGTTAGTCAGAGTTGGGTTTGCCGTTTATTTACGGCTCGACCGTTCTGTGCCAGCAGAGCGGTCTTTTTTGATTGTAACAGAGATTTTATGTAACTTGAAGTTAATCTCTATTTTAATCATAATCGCCACCACCTTTCGAGCGGATTTTTTTACCTCCTCTCCCGGTTAGTAAGCGACCAGCCGCTTTAGCTGCTCCTCTTGCTTGTTTTTAATTATATCATTCGACATATACCGCCGTCAATTATCGGCTTTTAGTCGTCCGATTTCTTTCATTTTTTATGTTCTACACGCCCCTAATCCAAGCTGTGGCTACACAGTTTGTATGGATTAAGGTGTGTAGCCGCCTGATTTTCCACCTAGTTTTTCTGTCATTGACGCCCCTAATCCAAGCTGTGGCTACACAGTTTGTATGGATTAAGGGTTATAA